GTCCGTAGCAGTGCCAGGACCAAACCTGCAGGAGTTCTCCCACCGTGTGGGATCGAAACCTCCAAGTACCCGCGCGATATCCGCCTGCATCTCGAAAATGAGTTGCAAGTATGCGTATTCGTCCTCTTGGGGACGGGCGCGAGCGCGACGGAGGCGACGATTTGAGGCGCGGCAAGCATTCTCAGCCGCGTCGTCGGAAGCTAAACAAGCTCCGACCGGATCCAACTCATCATGGACGAAATTGGGCCACTTTGCGAGAAGCTCAGTGGCTTGGTAATCGTCCCTGAAGGCGTTGCCATCCAAACTGGAACCAAAACATCGGTCACAGTAGTGTTCAGGATGGCAGCGCAACTCCACAAGCTGCGCATACTCTCCGTACTTCAGGAGAAGGTAACACGCTAGCGAGCGGGGAGTGTTGAGATCAGCCCACATAATCTTGGCGAGCTCCAGGAACCAGTTTGGAGAAATCTTAAACTGGCTCGCCTGCCGCTTCAACTCCGTGAGGAGCTGCTGCTTTTTGCTTTTCCCGGCTTTGGCCGGGCGGCAGGAAGCGTTAGACGTCTTACGCTTTGTTTTCATCGATGGGCTCCCGGTTAGCCGGAGACAGCTTCACCGGTGGACACGTTTGCCTTGACAGGGGCCAGGCCCATGGCAACGGCAACCGAGTTCACCAGCTCTTGCTTCTCGGCGAGAGTGGAGCGCTCATCGACCTGGAATTCACCCGTAAAACTGTTGGTGTACTTTGCCAGCCCGGTCGTCACATCGACGGACGGAAGGGTGAGTTTTACCTGGCGTTTTTCGCTTTTGCCGGTCGTTTCCCGCGTAAGGAGCGACAGCCGTTTGACACCGATAGTCGTCCCCTGGTCACGATTGACCCAGGAGGCGTATCGGCCGGTCTGAACGCGTTCCGGAACGTAGGTTTTGGCGGCAGCAGCCGAGTCTTGAAGTGCAATATTGGCAATGGTAGCCATTTGGTGTTCCTATCTTAGAAAGGAGGTTAAAGTACGTTCGCAATCGCCCGAGAAGGCGATTTGCCAATGCCCGATAAAAGGGACACTGCATCCAACAACCTCGGTACATTGAGGTCGAAGGAGAAACGAGGAAGCGATGAGGTAAACCCCATCGGCGAACGGTGGAAACGCCGCTCGACTACGGGCTCGCTCACGAAGCGAGGCATCCGCGTTACTGCAACATCGCCCGGCCGCTGGTTGTACCAGCGGTAGGTTGTCCGTGATTGAATCATACGGCATAACCAGCCGTCAACGCATCTCTTCCCCGCAAAGGCCGTGAGGCCCGCGAGGCAGTCACCGACGTTGACAAACCAGTCGAAGACGAAACTGAAGGGTACCACATCCCAAACTACATAGAAGGGATTTAGTAGCCCAAAAGCTTCGGCTGTAGCAAGGCCAGGGCACGAAAGTTCGTACACATAGCCACCTCTGACTTCTGCAAGAAGGTTGGTTTCCTTCTTTTGGTCGTAATAAAACGACCGACGACCATTCGGCAGGGTGATGCTTAGCCCCGGCGAATCCCAGACAAGGTCACGCACGTTTCGACGCGTGGCCTGGACTCGGTGATAAATTGGTCGATGCATAATGTCGAAGAGGGTTCTTAGGTATGATTGGACGTCGTAACACACAAGACGCCAACCATAGCGGTACTCTAACCAGTTGTCGCTGACCTTGCGGCTGCGACGCACCCCGTGAGGGGACGCTGGTAAACCAAGGAGTAGCGCGGCCTCTCGAAAGTGGCCCCTGCGGACTTTGCGGTAGGCGTCGTGGAGACGCTTAGCAGCATCCGC